CTAAAAAATAGACTTAATATTATTTGAATGATGTTCATTAACTAAAATCAATATATAGGCGTAGCTTTCCACAACAATCACATATAACGGTATCATCTGTGATAAAAGCTCCTGTTTTTATCGGTTCAGGATGATATTTAATTTAAAATAAGGCAATGCTCTTTTTTCTGTTGGCATATAAGTTCCTATTTTGCTGTTTCTGACGACTCTTCTTGAGTTCATTAAAACAATTCTAACATCAGATCCACCATGCGTTAGTTATTCTCTATGCTATAATGCGCCCTCATTTTCTACCCTCACAAAAAAATAAGGGTAGCAACGCCTAAATAGACGAAAGAATTACAGCATGTCAGAAAATACAGAACTCAATAAACCAACAGAAAATCATCATGTTAATAGCCATTCAAATACATATAATTTGAACCGTTTCTCTGTTGCGCCGATGCTCGATGGAACCGACCGAGTTATATAATCAATTAGTTATAAATTTCTGGTGCGCTATTGGTGTCCTGATTTTATCCTGCGTTTCTATTCCGCTTTTTTAGCTCTTTCCATATCATACATCCTCACCCTATATCTAACATTAATTACAATGAGTCGCTAATATTTATTTTATAACAAAAGAAATTTCAAAGTTTTTACATTAATAAAATTAAAAATAAAATCAACCAGTTACAAATATCACAACTTGTAATTACAAAAAACCATTGATCTATATTATTCATCATATATAGTTATATACAAATCATATATGGAGAATTAAATGAATATTTCAATATCTGAATCCACATACAAACGACTCGAACAAAAAGCAATTGGTTTTGACACACCAGAACAAGTAATAATTAGACTCTTAGATCAATCTGATGGGTTTTCTTCATCAAAACCAGAGCTCTATTTTGCTCCAAATGAAGATGAATTTAAGAGAGACTTTCTTAATTCAGGCATTTCAGAAATTGCTCTTTATTATAAGAGTGGTAAACGAGAAATCGTCCATTGGAAAGCTAAAAAGTTCACAAAGGATTCAAATCTTCGTGCTAATTTATGGTCTGGATACTTAAGAAATTGGAGTGACAAAGGAATCATAAAGGCGGAATTAGTAGCACTTCCCAAAGGGACTAATAGTCCAGATGATGATACACGAAAAACTATATCATTAGCCGAAATGCTTGGTTTGAAATACTATGAAGAAATGAAAGTACTAGATGACTTATATGATATCCATGTATATAATAATAATGACAATTATCCTGTAGGATATTACATTGAATTTAGTGATGAAGCTCCTGAAGATATTTTGAATAAAATAAGCGGGTTACACAATCTCACAGTTTATTTACCTAATTATTCTTTTGAGTAAAGTCATTAAAATAAATAAGACGCGGGCTAATTACTTAATTAAACCGCCCGCTATTTAAAATAGAACTTCTTTTTATTATAGTAATTTGTCACCACTTCCTAAATTACACTGCTCCTTCATCTTCTCTTCCTTTTGTCTGCGCTCCTCTTCCGCTTTCTGCGCTTCTTCCATCTCACGCATTCTCACGTTATAGATTGAGCCTTCTGGCATCTGTACACGCACGGAAATAAAACGACCATCAGGGATATCAATCGGATCCCCATCGTTGAAACCGTCAATATCATTACTGGCGAACTCAGGTGCGTTAGGATGAGTACGATGATAAGTTTTAACGAGAATAGAACCGTCCTCATTTACTTCAGAGTTAACCCAAATAAGTGGCTGTTTATTAACATCGAGTGGAATTTCAATACCACCATCGATACCACCCCAGCCTGCATCTGAATTAAAACCTAGCACCCCCTCAATAAGATATTCACCCTTTGCTACTTGAGTAACCGTAGCACCCTCGGATTCGTCATTAGTCGTGAATGTGCCGTCAGGATTGATGTTGATAATTGGGGAGGCTCGTTTGTAGAAACCATTACTATCTACAGTCCACATATCTTTAGTCATAACCTGAACAGTAGATCTGGATCCATTTATGCATCGCTGAACATGAAAATAAGCCCCGTAGTTGGAAAATATTAATTTCTGCCAATTTTGCTGATCATACTGAATAGATATGGCATTACCGTAAGCAGTGACTCCATCTGGAATTTGCTTTGGGTTAACGTATGAGTAAAAACCAGAAGCCAAGCCAGTCCCAAAATCATCAAACCTATTCCCATTAACTAACTTACCAGAACCAAGACCATAATCACCAGCAAGCATCAGTGTGCCACCTTTCCTTTCTGGAAATCTAATACTATTACCAGAACCATCATAGGAAAGATAAAATCCGTAAGGAACACCCTTTTCAGCTCTCAATAACCCAAAATAATTTGTTGGATTAGACTTATCTGAACTATAAAGCCCTTGGTAAGACATTAACTGACCATTGAATCTCTGAGTTTCTGAGTTTGTCAAAGAGGCTAATACAGACCAATCAGACCAAGCTTTTGCGTTTACGCGAATCCTATTAGCAAGCAATGGAGCTTGTACAGTACCACCCGACTGTATTTGTAAAACAGATCCAGTACCATCCCCGCCTTGTCTTGTAGAAACAATAAGAGGCTTATATGGTTCAAAATAGTTAGCTGAATTAGCTCCACCAGCACCATAAAAACCAGCAGAAGTTATATCGTTAGCGTCAGGCGGTGTTAATGGTATGATAGGGCCATTATCAGCAGTTGCTCCAACACCAAAATCACCAACGTGAACCGTCTTATTATCATCAGCCTTTTTACTAATATCCCCCTGCATCTTCTTAATGCTATCAAGTGTGATAACTTCACCATTTGGCATCTCAATTTTTGTTTGACCAGTCTGAGTCATCCATGTATTCATCGCATCGAGAAAATATTGCGTGTATGCATTTATTGCAACCATCGTTCTTGCTGCATCACTATTATTGTCTGGCTCAGTAATATGAATTGAAAATGTGGTGTTCGTTGCTGTGGCTAATGCAGGGTGTGCTAATACTAATTCAGTGTCGGAATTAACGGATTTAATCATATACGGAATATTCGTGTTTCCCGATTTAATTAAAATTGTCATTCCAATATTAATGGCTGGATTATTATTTTTAAATTTAGTGCCAGTGCCTTTGACAATAGCAGACCCTGACACAGTAGAGACTGTGCCTGTTGTGTATATCATAAATAGATTTTCCTAGAGGTATAAATGAAATGAAGAGTTAATTAAATATTGAAGTAGTCGCTGAGTTCGATACCGTAGATATTAAATTCTATTTTAAATGCATTACCGCCATCTGCTCCGTATGGACCACCGTACTCTGAACCTATACTGTATATGTCATCCCAATAAACACTATTACTATCATTTCTAAAGCCAAAGCCAGTACGCATATAAATAACATCATCTCTATTACTTCCCTGTATTCTCCAGTTAACAAATTGTGCATCTGGAATAATCATCGGCTTCTTAAGTTTAGAGAATGAAGCACCATTCCGATTACTAAATCGTGTCGTTTCTCCGAGTTTCATAGGTTTATAGTTGGATGAAAATGTAATTTCTTTTTTATCATTATAAATAACAAGACCATATTTTGGTGGGTTTAATTTAAAGTTAGTACAAAATATAACTATATACATTTCACAGGGATCACTAACAACTAAACCTCTTGCTTTATTATATGAGAATACAGCACCTGAATTTTTAGGCCTTACAAAGATAACAGGATTCATTTCATCGGTAATATGAGTCGGCATTCTCCAGCCATTATCTTTACCTGCATTAATTTTTACAATCTCAGCAAAAACACAATAACCACGCATTGATGGCGTTAATTCACTAATACCGTTCATTCCATGTAGACGAATTCCGTATGATTCACTATTTGATTTTGGATAACCATAAAAATCAAATACAAACTCAGGATCTTCCTCTGCGTCTTCTGAGTTTACTCGTGATCCGGCTGGTCTTTCATCGACATAGAAATTAAAACTATCACCAGATATATTATAATCTGTTACATTTGATGAGAACCAATAATACGAACCAGGGATCTTATATGTCCTAGATACTATTCTAGGAATAATAATGATGTTATACCGTTCATATTCATGGATATTGTGCTTCATGGTATTCCATCCAGTATTTGGGAAGAAATAGCCATACCACCCCATTTTGACAGTACCAAGATATCCCATCACTTGATTATCATCAGCATCTAAATAATATTCATTACCAATATCTGGCTTAATATAAACACCATACATTAATTAAGCTCCTTCTATTTTTCCTATTTCAATCCTAATTTCTCCTTTAGCACCGTAAACCGCAATCCGTTCATTGGTGATAACGGTATGCGCACCAGTCTTGTTTGTTCCTATATCTAATTCACCTCGGAACGTTCCTTTGTTCATTTCAATATTGCTAGTTTTACCATCAATCAAAAAACCACTTTTCGCCGGAACATAATCGCCAGATTTAATATATTCAGTGACAACAACGGAATTAAGCCACGCTTCATTAATAAAGACCTCACGCATAAACAATTGCCCGTTCTTGGCATACATGAATAATTCCATTTTTCCGTTAACAGGGTTATACCAAACGAAATTATCCGCGTTGTAACCAATATACGACTCAAGCTTGCCATTCTTAACTTGAGCGCTAATGACCTGTCCTGCTGCATTGTATTTCACGTTATTATGAACAATCGTAATATTGATTGAATGAGTGACAACACCGTCACCAGACTGCTCAAACGTAGCTTGCATCTTCTCCTGAATCAAACCCTCCTGTTCATTAAATTTAGCTTGAACTTGTGTTTTGTTTTCAGCAAAAGCTTTGTTTGTGTTAGAGATGGCAGTAGAGTTTGAAGCGATATCGGCTTGAGCCTTGTCCACTTCTGTGCGGATTTCAGTAAATCGCTGACCAAAAGCCTCGTCAAGTTTGGTAATTGACGTTTGAGTCTCTTTAATTGCAGACGTATTGTCACCAACCGCAGAGTAAATTTCTTTAACTTCCTGTGCCCATGCTTCGTTATCCGTCGCACGAACTTGCCATAGCTCTTTGATTCCAGCTTGAGATTGACCGTGTTTCACCAACAAACTGCGTGATAGTCTAGAGTCTTCATTACTAAGAATAATTGCTGTCTCAGCATTCCAATCTAATTTATCACTGAGTTGTTTGCCGGCATCTGTTGTCATGAACTGGCCGTCTAATTCATCGAGTATTTCTTTGGTATTACTATTAGGCTCCCCTTTGGCTTCAACAAACACTGATTTTCCAACAGCGTTTATACTGCGAACATAAATATAATAGGTATGCCCTGCTTTTAGGTTTCTACCTTGAATAACCCACATAGAACTAACACCTAAATATTCAGCACGACTTTCCACTTCGCGAATATCCGTGATCTGCTTTTCTGAAAACCAAAACTCATACTGTGCACGTAGACTATTTTGACCACCGGAACGCGGAATAATCCCCAAGCTAAAATAACCGGATTCCACTTCAATATAACTCGGTGGTAATGGCGGGTTAATGGCAAATGAGGTTGTGGCCACATCGCCTTTTCGTTTCCGATCATTTTGAGGTACAACGGATAAAACGTAATTTCCTTGAGGTAAACCACCAAAACGATACATCGTATCCGTGGTTGAGGCGGTGCCGACAATGCGATCACCCGTAGTGAGTTTTAATAAAAAGTCTACCCCTCGACTGGAATAAGGCGTGTTCCAACTGGCCTCCACTTGCCACGCACTCGCATCCGATTCGATATCCACAGAAAGGTTTTCAACCGGTGGAATAAATCCACCCAGTGGCGTATCGGGCTTTGGTTCAAATTTAGCGCCTTTATCGACAATCGCCTCTTTTTCGGGTATGTGCTGCACAGCAATAACCGTAAAACTGCTATCACCGTTATCAGCTAAACTGATGGCGCGAAATAATCGACGACGTAAAGACGGGAGCGTTAACGTCCAAATTCCGCCCTCTCGTAACCCTAACGGTAAAGTATCTAGCTTTATTTGGTTAGATGCAGGATAACTAGTGACTTCATAAGATTGCGGATCACCTTGTGCATTGATGAGTGTAATGCTTGATTTACCGCTTTTGGGTGTGTCGATATTGCGATCTAAGGTTAATGTTTGAGAGGCATAATCAATGTGTGTCAGGCGTCCACCCATTTGATTATCCGCGTAATAGTTATCGGCAATTTCGATAATATCACCCGGCATATGACGTAAGCCTTCGCTGCCGACAGTAAACTCAACCGTCTGTGTCTCTAATTTTTCCGTGGTTAATAACCAAAGACCATGACGATGGGCTTGTCCTCGGCTAGTACAACCAAAGGCATCGACGCGCATCACATTACGTCCAAAACGCGCAATGCTGGCATCATCTTCAACCAATTCAACACTGGTTTTCCAGCCATTATCGGGATCAATAAAACGAACCTCGACAGCGGTATGACGCGATTTTAATGCGCTAAAGCTGTATTGGAAGTTACCATCAACCACATTGGCGTTGGTATAGGGCCACACCACATCAGACGGTCTATCTTGAATAAAGGTTAATGTTCGCCCATTCCAGACCGGCATAATGCGCATCATGGCACACATATCGCCCATGACATCATAGGCTTTGCGCATATCCGTAATGTAGGCATTGCACGTCATACGGGGTTCTTTTCCACCGAACCCATCATCAACCTGTTCATCACAATAACGACCTATCGCATACAGGGCGAATTTATCGACCTCACTGATATTGAGACGTTTCCCCATGCCATAGCGAGGATGAGTTAATAAATCCCATAATATCCATGCTGGGTTATTGGTAAATGCCGGTTTAAAGGTGCCATCCCAAATCCCTGAGTAAATCCGTTTATCTGGATCATAATTACTCGGCACCTGAATAATGCGACCTTTAATTAAATAATTACGGCGAGGAAATTTATTACCAAACTGCTCACTATCAAACATCAATCCTGCAACGGCAGAGCCTGGATAAGTTTGTGAAATATCCACTAACTCAGAATAGCTCGACCAAACGGTATTATTTTGAATTTTGTCAGAGGTGCTGTCTTGAGTGATGCGGATCATGCGTACACTAAATGGCGCGGGGGGTAAATTATCCAACACAACGGCCATTAAATAAGGTGAGTTAGAGCGTTTGCCATTAATTGTGACGTTTTTCTCTGTTATCCACACCCCATTGCGCTGGATTTGGATTTGTAATTGAACAGAAGTGGGTACGCGATCACCATTATCTTTGGTTTCAACCAGAGCTTGTGTACCAAAGGTTAGACGTAAACGGTCAATATTGGGCGAGGTGATAGTACGAGTGACAGGGGAATTATATTTAACCTCAATCCCTACGGGCACTTCATTCGCAGATGCCGTAAAGCCACTCATTGCCGGTTGCTCTAATGTCCCTGCTCGCCATTGTGCATACATCCCATTAATGGTGCTATTGCCAGAGCCGTCTATCACAGGCGTATCATCCAAGTAAATACACCCTAAATCATCCATCGAGCCTTGAATATGAATAGGGCCTTCAATCGGTCCCTCACTGATTAAATCAATTAATGAGGCTTTTTGCCGTGATGTTAAATCGTTCGGTGCCTCATACGGTGTTTTTTGACCACCTCCACCTTTACCCATAATACGAACTCCTCTTATCCACCGTGTTTACCGGCATCGATATCTTCGCCGTCACTGTCATCCATAATTTCAACGGATTGTGAAATGACGCGTGAACCACACATAATTTCGCCATACGCAATGGGCACTGGCATCCCTTGAGCAACCGCGTTATCAAGATTGCTAAAATAGGTATTGCCTTTTTCTTCATCGCCACGAGATAAATTAGGGGGTTTAGGGGCGGGGATCAGCATTTGGGCGACGCCACCAATCATCATGGCTGCACCGCCTGCCATCAAAGAAGTCGCCACTGTTGCGGAGATCCACGCAGGCCCCCACCATCCCAATGAAAATAAAGCAGCACCCGCAACAAACTGAAAAACACCGACGTTTTTAGCGCCTGATAATTTCGGCACAATATGGACGACCGCGTTATCCGGTAAGGTTTCATTGAATTTTGGGTGAACTTCTTGCGGGGAAATATCGGTACCGGCAATGCGGACTTGATACCAACCATCACGAATGGCGAGGCGTAAGGCTGGAATTTGAATAAAAAGCGCGTGAAGCCCTTCAGAGGCGGTATTCACATTTAAATCAAAGCGACGTCCAAATCGTTGCAAATTCCCATAAAGTCGGAAGGTTGCCAATCGCGGTAACGCCAGATTGAGTGCGTCATTCGTTGCCATCGTTCGTTATACTCCTCGCGTTTACTGAGTTGATTAGGTATGTGATGCAAAATCGTTTGATTGCCTAAATAGATCCCCGCATGATTAGCACGAGAGCTGGCATAGCAACACAAAATAATATCGCCGGATTGCGCCTCTTTTTTTACCTGCCGAAAACCACTGCTTATCATATTATCGAGATATAACTCTTTGCCTTGTCGCCACCAATTATCGTGACGCTCAAAATCAGGCAGATCATGTCCTGCCAAATGGTAAGCATCACGAAACAACCCATAACAATCTGTTGAGCCATGAATAAATTGACGACCTAATAGATGAGGCACTGGCTGATAGCAGTGGATTTTTTCATCACAGACCACCCACCACGGCAATGCGCTGTTCACCTGCAGTTGTCGGTCTAAGGTGCTTAGATAAGGCTGACCATCAGGGTGACTGTGTACAACCGCAATCACCTCGCCCTGCTGTTCGGCTCGAATAAAATCATCAAAAGAAATCGTGAAATGGTTTTTCGGATCGGCATGCTGATTAACACAAGGTAAATACTGTTCACCCTGCGCGGTACTTATCAATAAGCCACACGCCTCTAAGGGCGCTTGCTCTTTTGCATGCGCCAAAATTGCTTGTTCAATCATGAGAAACACCTTAGGAGGGAATTAACTGTTACCAATGCGGGACGTGGAAACAAATGCCCCTATGCGGGATTCGTTTTTTCGTAACTTACAGTCACTAAGACGCTTACCGCATTTGTCTTTTAACGGATCGGTGGTTGGCTTTCCCCACTCATCGGCAACAGGAGCACCTTTATATCCGCACTCTTCTGAGCGATATCCCCAAGGGCAGATATCTGACAAAATAACGCGACCAGGAAGCATTAATCCGTCTGTTTCACTGGGTGTCGCCAACATAAAGGTAGCAGTCACTGAATTTAAACTGGTCATCTGTTCGATGATCCAACGTGTCGCAATCTCTTGTGATGGGTCGGCATTAGGGTTGCCTTGGGGAAAATTGACCGCATCTAAAAATTGGGTGCTGACAATGCGACGCACCACCAGCCCACCAATTGCACTATCTAGCTGACTGGCAATCCCTGTAATCAGCCCGAATAAATTCGACAATGTAATAGTGGGTCGCCCTGATGGGCCTTTACCATTAAAAGAAAACCCCTCACCTTTCACGGGGTAAGGCTCATAGGTATTTCCTTGCCAGATTAACGGCTCTTTACGCTGATTGAGTCCATCAAAAAAGCGGTACCGAATACCGCCTATTTTAGTTAAATCAAATTCATAAAGCTCAAGCAAAGCATCAGTGGAGGAGAGTTCGGTAACACTAATTCGCATTTCAGGAGGAATATGTTGCATATTAGCTCCAAATAAAAAACCACCCGAAGGTGGTTGATATTCTAAACAAAAATATTATAAAGAATCAGCTAGACCTTTTGCTTTTTCTTTTATAACTTTTTCTTGCTGATCTTTTTCTTCTAGTTTTATTTTTTCAATAAAACTAGATTTATAAAATAACGATATGATTACATCTTCTTTACTAGGCGATGCCCCAATCATTAATATAACTCTACTTGAATCATCACCTTGAAATATAGAAATATATTTACCACAAAATTCATTACTTAAGCATTCAGGTAAAGTTAATTTTCTTTTTGTTCTATTTTTCCATAAATACTCTTCAGAATACTGCTCACCATATTTAGAAGACAATGCCTGTTTTAATATATTATATTTTTCCACAACATTATCAGTATTCTCGTAATCACTTATAGAAATTAATGTTCCGACATTAACCAATCCATATTTATCATCGATACCAACATCATATCGCTCAAGACCATCTATTAATTTAGAATCACTGTTAATTAAATATTCTTTTATTCTATTTTCTTTGCTCCCAATTAATTTTATATTTCCAGCTTTATTTAATACTTCTTCATACGTCATACCCCAACTTAATCCAAACGGAGCTGATATTTTTTTCTCAATCGCTTGCACATTAATACTAAAAAATATAAAAATTATTGAGATTATTCTTTTCACACTAATATCCTCATTACAATAAAACCTGTTCAAATTCAGCCATTATTTCAGTTCTAATCATCCCAACTGAAGACGACCATTTTCGACATAGTACCTTAACTAGATCTGATTGATGAGGTGGCTTCCATAAAAATGCGGTAACACCAGCATGTTTTTCTAAAAATGATTCAATCTGCAAACTTTCACTATTTATATAGATCAGCGTTACATTGTATTTTTTTAGATTATTATTAATACCGTCAGGGCGACGCTGTTCATAGCCGTCGCCAAATTTCACTGATTTTACTCGAGGCTCAAACTCCTTTTTCATATCAGGTTTAACTTTCCACTTAAATGTTTCCATCTACATAGCTCCACCATCCCGACGTTGGCTCATAATATAGTCCTGAGCACCTCGCTTACTGATTTCATAAACTTTTTTCAATGCTTCAGGCCCTATCTGACCATTGCTACCGTCATTTTGAATATTAATATGATAATGCTGAGTAACACCTCCTCCCTGATTAGGTATTTTCGCAATAACACCCAGCTTCCCATCAGCACCACGGCGCAAAGGGAAAATGCCTTCTGGCCCAGCTTCTCCCATCAAGCCTGCACCTTTTGCAAACGCAAACATAGTAGGTTTATGAACAATCTGCCCACTGTAAGCGCTTAGGCTGGCTGAGTTGTAAACACCACCGTTAGCATTCACAACTGGTGCGCTAAAACCAAAGCCCATCGCCTCTATTCCTTTAACTAATGACATTTTAATTAAAATATCCGTTAGCATTTTGAGAATGGATTTTGTAAAGTCTTTGAAATTGGCTTCACCTTCAAATAATACGTTGGTTAACTGGCTACTAAACCCATTAAGCGCCATAGAGGTAGCATTTTGTACTTGAGAGTTAACATCAAGTGCTGTGTCTTTATAATTACCCCATGCTGTTTGGGCGCCAGCTAACCAATCTGCCCGTTTCTGATCTTCAACTTCATAGGTTTTTTGTTGCTCGGCTAACATATTATTCAGATGCGGACTGTCTTTTTGTCCAGCAAGCAATTGAGCGCGCTCTAAGTACCGTTGTTGCTCTCTTGCTGATTTACCCATACTTTCTTCAATCGCTTTACGTTTTTCCAATTGTTGAGCAATATATTTATCAGCCTGATCTTGCATCTTATTTAAGCGCTCTTGCAAAGCAACTTCATCACCCACTAATGCAAGTTTTTCCTTTTGAGCAAGAATATTTTCTTTATTTGATAATAAAGATTTTTCGGCGTTAGTTAATCGGCGCGTTAATTGCGCCTCTTCTAGAATTGCAAATTGCGCCTGTTCTTTTTGAAACTCCTTGCGTTGTTGACTGATAACATCATTAGCGCTTTGATGTTTTTTAAGAATTTCTAACTGAGCTTGTAATGCCAACAAATCACGAGAAGCTTTTTCCTCTTCTTTATCACCTGCAGGAACTGTATATGATTTACTTCGACCTGAACCCGGCATTCGACGGTCTCTATGTCGGTAGTTAATCATCTTTTCATATTCTTTATATTCCTCTTCTGTAAGTGCCCATTTATTTGCCATTAACTCAGCAAGATCTCTATTTTTCTTACTTTCCCAGCTAGCATTTTTATTAAAAAGTCGATCTTTTATTCTCAATTTGTTGACTTCTAATTGATTAGCTACTTTTTCGGCTTGCTCCTGAGCGCTTTTAAGGTCTTGTTGAAATTTTTGCTCATTTAAAGATGAAATCTTTTCCTGTATCTCATTTATTCTATATTGAGGTGAAATCCCGATATTATTTAAATTCCTTAATAAGGATTCCTGTTCCCTAATTTGATCTGCAAGTGTTTTTTCTCTGCCTACATCAAGCATGGCATCCCAACCTTTTTTTGCAGCATTCCTAATGCCTACCCATGCCGATTCTAAGTATCCAAGGTTTTCAACAATATCATTAGCACCATCATTAATAGATTGCGCATAAGCATCGATGGCCAATCGTGCTGCTTCGGTTTTATTACCTTGTAATTCGAGCGTTCTGATTTGCTCTAATTGGGATGCGGTGAGGTGGTGGTTCGCTTTTTCTAATTCAAGCGACATTTGAAGTGGTTCATCTTGCAAGCGTTTAAACTGATCAATCGTGGTATCAATCGCCTGCCCTGTGATGTAATTCATCTGTGCGGCCGCTTTTGAAACACGGGAAATCTCATTATTTGAAAATACGCCTGTACCGACAACACTCGAAATAGATGATGCCATTTCACCACGCGTAATACCACCCCCCGCAAGGGTTCGCGCCATTTCATTTAATTGGCTCGCGGATTTATTTGCGTAGTTACCCGTTAATATCAACTGCTTGTTAAATTGGGAAAACTCTCTTTCTGCATCATAAGCTAATTTTGCAACGCCCGTTAAACCGGCAGTAATCCCTCCCCAAATACCACCGCGAACCAGTGACCCCATATTAAAGGAGTTGGCAATACTCTGAAGACGGCTAGCTAATGACTTGCTGTTTTTATCAAACTCTTTAGTTTCTTTGTTCGATTCAGATAAACGACGAATATAGATCTCAGCTGAAGAACTGACACCAAGTTGAGAGGCTTGATAACGCAACATCTGTTCACGACTTAAATTTTGAGTGGCAACCTGTTCTTTTAGTCGCTGAATAAACCGTGTTTTTTGTTGTGTTAGAGACTCTTCTTCTCGGCGTAACTTTATTGACTCTGAAGTAATAGCAGAAATAAGCACCTGATAATCGCGCTGATGGATAGTGCCTTTCTTCACTTCTTGGTTTAACTGAGCCTGAATTGCTCTTAACGCTGATGCACTACCTGATAATCCTTTAACGGCTTCGATTTGTTTGTAGTATTTTTCAGTATTCGCATCTTGTTGATCTTGTATCGCCTTTATTCTTGATTTAGTGACATTTTGAATTTCGGCGAATTGCTCACCTGTAATTTTGAGCTTGTCATAAGCCTTTGTTGATTTATTTAAAACCTCAGTGAGTTGTTCGAGTGCATCTCTCGTTTGCCCAACACTTTGAGCTTGCTCTAAAAAAGCATCGGCTTGTTTGCGTGATTCAATAGCTGAACGCGCTTCCTCCTGTGCGATCCGCTGATAATAATCAGCCCGTTGTTGCTGGGAAATTTCTTGTTGATTGTTAAGTTCTTGAAGAGACTGCGCAGTACTCTCTGCTGAACTGCGAGCAGATTGCGCTTGTTGTTCAACCAGTTGAGCCATACGTCGTTGACTGGCTTCGGCTTTTTCTGCGGTTTCTTGCAGTTGACGTTCAACACGCCCCATTTGCTGGCTGAAATCTGCTGTTTCAGCGCCTAAATTAATCGTGAGATCCGCTATTTGTTGGCTCATATCGTACTCCGCCCGCTATCCCTTCACTGACCGCCATCATGGTTTCATCGTCCATATCAACAGCGGGTTTTCGTAACAACACGCTAAAATCCTCTGGCGATAAATTATCACTGCCACCAAAAACACTGGCGACAGTGAAGTTAAGTCCAGAAAAAGCATGATCAATGAGTTGGAGAGTGAAGGGAGTTTCATTAAAGAAGTGTAACCAATCAGCGAGCTCGGTCGCTGTCATTTCGCTGAGCATCCTGCGCCAATCCGCTCGTTTAAATTCATGTGACAAACGCAGGATAAATTGATGTTCACGGGCAACTACTTTTCCAGTGACTCTTCCTGTGCATCACTGTGAATATTTTCATTTTCCGCGCTTTCAACTTGTGCCATCCCGCTAATCACCAGCACTTCTTTAGCTGCAAGAGCAAGTGCTTCAGGATTCCATGTAGAAAGAACATCATTGTAAATTAGCTCAACATCACCCGATCCACCGTGCGCTAATGAACGAGACACTAACCAGGCATTTGATTCTGTATTTGCACGAATAATCAGGGCTGTTTTTTTAACGCCTTCCACTTTTTCAATATCGTCGTTTTTTTCTGATTGCTCGACTAAAAAATCAAAGTATTCAATGCGTTGAAGTGCTGATAATTCATACAACGCAACAGAATTACCGCCGTAAGTAAATTCTTTTTTATTTAAAAACATACTGTTACCTTTTATTCATCGTCTTTTTTAATAACGGGCGCACTTTTTCCTTGCTCTGACGCTGATTTAATTTCTTCAGCAAGAGCTGGACGACCACTATTAGTGATCTTAATCGTGCGGGTGATCACTTCTTTTGCGGGTACCGTTTTTCCCAGCGAACTTACCCAGCCACGATAAATATCGACTGCCCCATTCGGATAACGAATACGATAGTGGCGAACATCTCCCAGTTGGAACCAATCAACCAGATCTTTTTGTCCTTGCTCACCCGGTTTCCATGCCAGCGTAATATTGGCTTCACCTGCTGATTTTTCCCCCTGAGCAGTTGCTTTCCAATCCGCATCTTCATCGTCAAGATAGGTATCGTCATAACTGTCCGCGGTAATTTCACCCGGCTGTAACTCTTTAATTTTTGCCAGTCGCGTCCAATCCGTATCATCAAACGGCGCTTTTAATGGGTCTTCGGTACCGCTATAAATCCAAAGCGTGGTACCAGCACCTTTTACGGGTGCTAATGGGTTTGGTGTAGGCATAATGATTCCTTTTACATTGAGTAACTAATTTGATAATTGAGATCGACAGAACCCCATAACCCCATTTCTTCATCACGATGGTAGTCGTAGCCGTTAGGGGTCATATTTTCGATAAGATCGGACAGTGCGGGAATGGAGGTCAGTGCGGGATAAATCACAGCTTCAACCCATTTATCTAATTCAGCATCAGGGCTATTCGCACTGAGAAAAACTTCTATGTGAACAATCGCTTGCCAGCTGTCTTCATCGAGGTTTTCACCTGTTGAAATAGCATCGGTGATATACACAGCAATCGCTGGGAAGTCGTTTTCATCCACAAAAAAAGGGCGACCATCAAATACTGTCGCCCCATTGGCATGAGGCTCAATCGCCTCTTTAATTGCGTGTCGGATCTGTGTGTGTTTGATCACCAAACCCTCCCTTTTATATAAAGCCGTAATTGTTGCTTTAAGGCCGATGCCATTTCTTTAGGCATATCAGATTCAATAAGCTTCTCTGACTCTTCGGTGTAAGCCGTTGTTAACGGTGTGACGAGCGGAATTTTAACCACTTCGATAGGATAACGACTTTTCCCAACGCGCTGAAGAATATGCCAGCGCCCATTATCAAGCTGTTGAATAAAGGCATTAGGAAAAGAAAATTTGCCCACTTTCAACACGCTCCCTGCTCCTTTCTGATTACCTCGTTTTCTTGATAGTTGAACGCGAGCACTACCCAAAGCAATGGCGGGTAAATTACCCCGATTTATCACTAATCTAGCACGAGGCGTTTTATAGCGACTACTCGCTCGACTAAGTCGAACACGTTGACGGATCAGGCGTTGAGGCACTTTGGTTTCAGCTGAAACCCGTTTAACACTATGGCTAATGACACGGCGAGCAACACGGTTGATCGCCATTGCCGTTGCTTTCGGTACCATTTCATCATTAATGCTATTTAGGTTTTTAATGGCTTGCTCTACCCCTTTCATATCACCCACCTATTTAATCCAAATATGTGGTTTACCATTAAACTTTTGATATCGCGTGATTTGGTAAGTTTTGCCATCAATTTCAACAGGATCCTTACGGTCAGGTTGATAGGTTGACGAAAAAATAACATAACTCACCCCATCACCGCTCATCGACCCCAATTCAGGGATAAAATGAGATTCGAGTGCTTGATAAAAAACACCATTGATACGGATGGGAACCCCCATCCGTTCTTCGGTCACGTTATCCATTCTTTTTACCAACCGTTCAAATGGATTCATCGTTTCCTGCCTTATGGCGTACCCGCTGGCGCAAACACATTCAGTTTAACCGTGACATTTTCACTCGATGCATCCGCATCATCCCAAACAACACCAGCAGGTGTACCACCTGTATCCACCACGACATTGTCTTTAACGGACGCCGTCGCACCGGCTTTTAAGGCAATACCGGCTTTCTTGTTCAGCAAGAAAACACCTTCTGAAAAACCATCACCTTTCTCACTAGGTTGAATATCCGTAATCGCAACACAAGCAATAGCGCCAACGTGCACCAGTTGACCACTTTTAATGATCTCTTTTGTGCTATTAACCAGAGCAATTGTGCCACCCTGTTGTACATAATTTTTAGCCATAAAAACTCCTTCCGATGCCGAAGCACCGGATTTTAGATATAAAAAAAGCCCATCAGGGCATCAGGGTAAAACGAAGAAAAAAGACGTCTTATTTACCGGAAACTTTCAGCAGACCGCGATAATCAACTGGCGCTACACCCGCATCAATACGCACTTTTGTGGTGACACCATCGGAAGTAAAGCCTTCAAGCTGATCAATATACGGTACATCAATCCCATTTAAGTACGCTACTTCAATGGTGTCGCTACCTTGACGTGAGGCCATATACCAATCTTTTTCGCTTGCATCATCTAAACGAGGTTCGGCAATAATTTCCGCTAAATCGCGCACTGGGTTAATAATATTGGCATTAACATCCGCGCCTTTCACACTGCCTGATTTAACCACTTGGATAGCTTGTGTTTCCAGTGTGGTCGGTACCAACATAAACGCGGGACGAATATTTAATGAGCGTTCGCCTTCTTTTTGTTGACGCATAGCAGTACGACCCGCACTGATGGTTTCTACATCCATCCCGCCGGTGATCATGTTTTTATGATCGGCACTAAATAGTGCTTTTTTATCGCTCATTTTTTCATTGTCGATAAGTACCGCATACACCAAATCGCCGACTGTCGCTTTAGCTGCACGACCGAACTTCATTGGCACATCTGTCAGCATGTTCATATCATCATTGATGATGGCTTGACGGGTAATACTAAATAACTCACCGTAGGTCGCTAACGCAATGGTTTCGCCTTTATCATCGAGCGTAACGTACTTATACTCGGCACCTTCACGCACTTGACGTAAGGAAGGGAATGCCCCTAATCCCACACGGTGTGCGGTTTTAAAGTCGCTGAGTTGCCCTTTTTTCGTCCATTTTTCAAAGGTTTCTTCATTTTCTTCCCAACCCAGTAAAATCGCTTTATTCGCGACATCCAGCAGGATATTACCGAAATCAGAGGTGCTGTGCGTAAAAGCCATACCAATCATTTGCATCGGATTATACGTAGCCACACCGATACCACGCTCCGTCAGTGATGCGCGTGCTAACTCACGCAGTGTCATGCTATTAAAGGCGTTATCTTTTTCATAATCCTGATAACCCGCACGCGCCATCACAGAGGCACGCACACTGTCACCCACAATATTGCCGTTTCCTGCGTAAATATGCGCATTACCTTTATTGGATGGCTCAGGATTTTGTTGTTGTGCAACCGTGTTAAGTAATTGCTCACGCGCTTTCTCAACAGAACAACTCGCATCCGATAAACAAGTGATCATCAAATCATTGTGACGACCACCGAACATGGCAAATAAATCTTTAATCCCATTTAAGCGCGCCTGATCATTTGCATTCGGTTGTTGTTCTGGTGTCGGTACCGGAGTTGGATGAGGCTGTGTAGGGCTAGTGGTATTTTTCGGGGTAATTTGATTTTTAATTGCACTTGGCATAGATGAAAATTCCTCAATTCGTTTAGATGTAAGACTTGCCATTGCTTTTACTGGCTCAATCACTTTATCGGCGAAACCGTGTTCAACACACTCGTCACCATCAAGCCATGTTTCCTGCTCTAACATGGCGGTAATTTCTTCGGTTGTTTTCCCTGTTTTCGCCACATAAGCAGGGATTAATACGTTTTCTAACTTGTCGAGCAAATCAGCATATTCACGCATATCATTCGCATCCCCCCATGAAACGCCCCACGGTTTGTGGAGCATCATCATGGCATTTTTCGGCATAATGACCGTATCCCCCACCATCGCAATGACTGATGCCATTGAAGCCGCTAATCCATCGATATAAACCGTGATTGTTGCGGAATGGTTTTTAAGTTGGTTATAAATGGCGATACCATCAAATACTTCACCACCGGGAGAGTGAATATGCAGATTGATATGACTGAGATTACCCAGCGAGAGTAAATCTTCCGTAAAGCGTCTTGCGCTAATTCCCCACCCACCAATTTCATCATAAATATAGATATCTGCAGTTTGGTCTTCTTTAGCTTGCATGCGAAACCAGTTTTTTTCAGTTACTGGCCCCGACATTTTAGGCATCGTTATCAGGTTCTTGTTGTTTAGCATTTTGTGCCCCTTTGTCATTAGCAGGATCAGTATCAAATACCAGTCCTAATCGTTTATTTTCGTCAATTTCGGTTTTACGACGACGTTTCACATCCGCAGGGTTTCCCCCTTTGGCGCGTATCCAGTCACTTTCTGTTGACGCACCACCACGTAACAAAGTTTTCCATGCCTCAGATTCTTTTTTCGGATCAATCCACGGCATCACAGGTCCACTGTAAACCGCATTAAACAGTGATTTAGGGTCAACATCTGGTGGCACGGCGACCACACCACTGGCTATCGCCATTTTTAACCAATTGCGATACATCGGACGGCTAATGCCCGCCACAAAGGTGTCTTGAAAAATGTTATAGCCTTCAAATGACTCCACCAGCTCTTGTCGTTGAGCGCTATATGTGCCGTTATAGTCACGGGCGATACTGGAATAACTACCCCGACTGCCCGCAGAAACCGCACGTAATTGCCCATTGCGAAAGGTTTGTAGATTAGGGTTGGGGCGGTCTGATTTGATCATGCCCACTTCTTCACCTGGCTTTAAACCGTCGTAAATCATACCCGGCTGAATATCGATGTTACGTTGCTCATCTTCGTCGTATTCACCTTCTGGGAAAGAGCCGGCATCCCCTTTTTTGATGTACATCGCCATTGAAGCTGCAATACGTGCGGAGGTTAATTCCGCATCTTCGTAATCTTTTAATGCACTTAAGCGCATTAAAATCCCCGAAAACAAACTGACTCCACGTGCTTGGTGAAGCCGACGAGTGAATTTCAGGTGCAACATATTTTCGGCATCAATGGTTTTGATATCCCCTAAATTGGCACTGAATTGGGGGAGGTTTTTATATACCTGATACCCTGTGGGTCGCCCCCACTCATTGAACTTAATGCCTTGGATAATCTTACTTTCTGGCATATTCATGTGGATCGGCACAAAGTCAGGCTCTAAGGCTTCGAGCCAAAAATAGATATTGGCTTGAGGATCTAACCCCTTGGCTTTACCTTTGACGAGTTGAGCAAATACCTCACCATCACGTAGCCACGTTCTCACCAATAAACGTTCTAATACAGGGCGACTAAATTGCCCTGTCACTTCGGGTAACACTGACCATTCCGCCCAGGCTTGACGAATTTGCGACGCTAAATCCTCATGGATTTGCCCTGCGCCATCTAAGGGCTGAGGCTCAACAATAATGCCCTTAGCCCCGACAATGCGTTCTTCCATCTTGTCGAGAATGCCGATAGAGATATCATGATTGTTATCTAGCCATCGCGCTTGCTCCCGTAATGATGTGCCACCAAATTGAGTCAGTTGGTTACCATTACGATTTTCACGTTTAGCGGGATGAGTACGAGTGGGTAAAACGGCTTCATAGGCTTTAATTTGTAAGCGAGAGCGGAGGCGCGAAGCTTGCCAGTTTGGGGCGAAATAACCAATGGCGCTGTCTAATAATGTCATCTAAACCTCGCTAATTTATACATCGGATTATCTCGTTTTCTCGATATCAACGCCGACAAACGAGATTCCCAACGCTCACGACCTTTTATGATCTCGTTGAGATTTTCCATTGCCATGGCTTGCCCATTAAAAGTGATGGATTTGCCTTTTAATACCGCCTCTTCCGCTAAACGGTATTGCTCAATCATGTGTTCAATTTCTTCTTTCGTCATATCCAGCCTCCGCTGTTTGATACCGGTGCCCATGCAGATACCGCAGGCGTTTCCTGTTTTTGGGTTTCGGGTGAGGGTTTTATTTCAGGCTCTGTGGCGATATCGGCAATTGGCGGGGATGAGGAAAGCATTACATCAGGCAATCTCGCCCATTTAGGCGGTTTTTCCCAATTAATATTCTCGTACCCTTTTAATATCACCAAGGCATGGGCGTAAACCATCAGGTCAAATGCCTCATTAGCACCTCGACCCGGCTTTTCCCAATGCCCTTTTTCATCACGCTCTTCATACGTCAACTCGTCATAGAACGATTCATCCAGCCAATCAGGGAAATGAATATAATTAGGTCCGACGGTATCGCGCGATAACGCAGAGCTGATCCGGTCTTTGAGTTGATCCGTTTGCAGTAAATAAAGAGGCACATCCCCTTTCGCTTGGGCGCGCCTTTCAGAACGACTGGTGTTATCGGGGAATGATTTGGTGATTAGCTTACTGCGTTTATGCCCATCGCCCTTAAAGAGATAAACTTTACGATGTAATCCCTCTTTTCGACAGCGACGCCAAAATTTATAGGCATTATCAGTAACGCCATCTTCACCACCAGAGTCCACGCCTAACATCATGATTTCCATTTCATGGTGAGGATAATGTTGCAATGGATAGGTTTTCTCTAATACATCCGTGATTAATACTTGCCAATCTTCGGGATACGAACCCGGATCAATTCGACGACATTCGCCGTTATTGTCATAACGTAGGGATTGGGTGATTTCAAAGCGGTCAATCACCCAGCGTTCGCCTTTTTCACCGTAACCGACCACCTGAACCACAAAGCGTCGTTTTTTACCGCCCTGTACGTCAACTGTGGCAACCAAGAATCGTACGCCATCAGGAACAATCAATTCGCCTAAGTCTTCAACACGATTGATTAATTCATCGCTCCGACGTTGCTCTTGTGCTGTGCGCGGTAAATAAGGCAAGCCCCAGTCTGTATTGGTGACCGCTTTTAGGGTTTCTTCACTGCCGGTTAATTCATATTCTTGTTCTGCAGTCAGTAATTTATAAACTAACTGAGACAACGTTTGATAAGCAGCAGCAGGCCCTTCCATCCAAAAAGAGGCAATACGCGAACGACGCCCTGTGCCTGAGATCTTCCCTTGCTTATCAATGGACTGCCCTTCAATCAACCACACCCCTTTATTATTGAGTTCCCGTTTTTGATGGGGTTCGATGCGACCTAAGCAGTGCTGACATTCCACATACGCAGATTCACTCGCTTCTACGGGATCTGGATTGTCACGATACCCCTTTACGGCATCATAAATAGGCTGAAAATATTCGTGGCAGTGAGGACATTGCCAGTACCAGCGACGGCGATCCCCACGATTATAAAGCGATAGAATACCCGTTGTGGGCGGAGCTTCGTGAGGGGATAAACGACTCCATTTAGTATCGGTAATATCTCGCCCCGGAGAGCTTTCCACCAACGTCATACCCGCTGACATAAAAGTGGTTGTCCGTTTTGAGGCTAAAGAAAAGCCATCTCCTTCACCGTCAATATCTTCAGGAAAACGGTCATAATCGGTGAGTGCCACACATTTAAAGTCAGATGAGGACATCACATTAATCGATGGCCACCCCATTTTTAAAAAACTGCCGGATAAAAAGTATTTATCAAACACGTTATTATCGTTACGACGAGGACTGAGTTGCTTACTGACTTCAGGACTGCAACGAAAGGTACGAGAAAGCCGTTTTTTACTGTGCTCTTGTGCTTTATCTTGCGTCATTTGCACCAGCAACATATCCGACGGGTCGCACACAATATTGTAAATCACCCAGCCATCAATTAACCCAACCGTCTTTCCTGTTCTCGCAGGTCCGACAAATATCACTGCATCATAGAGCCGTGACGATAAACAATTCATAGGTTCAACAATGTAAGGGGATACCGCCGGATCCCAAGGAACAGAGTTACCCGCACCTACTGGTACTCGCATATATTTTGCCACGGCATCCGAAACCGGCATTCGTCTCGGTGCTTTAATGAGTTGTGCCACATTTTTTCTTAATGTGGTTGCTGACACTGTTGCTGTCATAACTCATCCTCATCACTCTCTTCGCCATCCGATTGATCACTTAAAACTTGATGTGCTATCTGGTCGCGAAGATCATCAATAATACCTTGAACACGGGATACGGCTGTCGGTGTTAATGCACAATCACGTTCTAATATGTCAGGTAACGTTTCTAACACTTGCACCATCGCTTTAGCCAGTGCTGAATATTCGCGTGCAACATCTGAAGCCGGCAATAACTCCCCCACTTCTTGCTCAAACTTCAAACGCTCCCGCTCAGACTGATACCACGCCTTCCGATCTTGAGGTAACATTTCCTGATTATCGACAGGAGCTGGTGCCTTCATCATTTCAGATAAAATATCAGTGAGTGCGTAGAGTTTTAGATTTGAGCTATTGCCTGCAACAGGCTCTAAATGATTAAGACGAGCGGAAGCAGTTTGCCGATGGACACCAGAAAGTGCAGCTATCTGGCTGATATTGAGTTTTAGGTGTTTGAGTTCTTTGTCCATATTTCATTTGTTTTATTCCACTCCCGGAAGATAGATTTGAGCTTCATTAATAATTCGCTCTCTTGCCATTAGCAGTAATTGTTTTCTACCACCAACTCCCCAATTAGCCATTATCCTTGCACAGTTACTGACGTTTTTAGTTTCAGCATTAATGACATGATCTAGCTTGTTCAATTTAGACATAACATCTAAACCTTTTCTCGTCGCATCTTTAAACGTGTTGTAGACAAGAATTTCAAACTCAGGCTTTAACCAAGCTGCATATCGAATAACAACTAACTCTAAAGCCCAAGTTCCCTGATTAAGTCCACCTTTAATCACTTTGACCGATGCACTTTTTGTTGCATCGCTTAAAGCTTGAACAAACCGCTTTACCTGATGGCTTTTCAAAAATGCACCAGGTCTTTGTGATTCCGTTGCTTTACCATCCGCAACAGCAGCTACATGAAGATCATTTAGGTTATATCTTCCCTCATCATCAACACGAACAGATACACCATTAATACTGACTCTTGGATATTGCATAACGTATTTCCTACATTTGAAATGAACCCTCGTTCACATAGAAAATCAGCCCGTCGAAGCTCGCCAGCTATAACTGACTTCCTCGAAGGCTCATATCAAAGTGATTGGATCCGACGTTTTAATGATTGCGCTGTGAATGCGCAGTGAAATGAGATGTAAAACAATAAAAATGAGAGTTAAAGCTTTGAGCCAGTGATGAACAAAAAACAAGCAAATTCATCACTGTTATTTTTTTAACATATATTTATCAAATAATTACACTGGTGGTGACGACCGATAAAAATTGAAAAATGTGCCGTTTCCCGCGTGCGCGCCGCCCCGTGGAGAGGGTACCCCACCGGGAGTACCTTTTGAATTATGTATAACAAAATCAATTTATTATGATTAAGGTTTCTTTGGTGGCGGAGTGGGATTCTTAATCTCATGCTTGGGCTGATACCCATTAGGGTTTAGACTTTTATCCTGCAATTGTTCATCTAATTGTTTTCTGAATTGATTGGGGTTCTTAAAGCCTTGACTAGCCATAGTTATTTCCTTTTGATTGTTAACCACCGTAATCTATCTGTATTCGTATAGCCTCTTCATAAGTTGCATCCCGCCAATCAGTCATAGTTTTGATATCATCATTTGAACTATCTAGAGGATATCGTGAACGCTTCACGCTAACCTCAACTTGCAATATCGATAACCCAGAAAAAGCCTGTCGTCTAACTCTAAAGCGCCCAGTCAAACCAGTCTCTGTGTTTCTATATTTAGGCATTGGCATGTTATCCCCTTTACTTCTGACTGCACCACGTTCTGTTGACAGCATCAGCCCATGCTTGATGGTTGGCTTGCACGACTCTGTCAAGTTCAGCAATAGCGATAGCGTTCTGCTTTATTTGGCTTATCACATCATTATCAGGCTGATCCTTGGTATCTAGCTCTGACTTATTACCGACAAGCACACCTTTGAACTCAGCCGAATTAATAAAGGCATCTTTAATAAAAAATTCGCCAGAAGATTGAAAGAAGAAAGGTGGAATTGATTTAGGCCTCACACCCACATCTTGCATCAGTTGCTTAATGCGAGTGAGTTGCTCTTCTAACTTATCTAACTCAGTGGTATCTACTGAAACTTTTAATTGAATAGTGTTATCTGACATTGTGTTCTCCAATAAAAAACCATCAGCTATTAACTGATGGCTATCTAATAAACTCTATCAACGCCACTCAATGAATGACGTTTGTAGAATTAAATATGTTTATGTCTCTCCATAGTCACGCCGTTTCTTCTACCTACAGCTGACGTTGCTGATAATGACCGAAAAATAACAAAATGGTGGTATTCGTTGTTTTTGATTCTCACTATGCGCTCTCTGTCGAGAATAAAACAGGTCATGGCTAACATAGGAGACGGCGACAACGCAACGCATTAAAAAGTCCCGCTATTGCGAGACGATTGTTTTCTAAAAACTTACATTGATTATTAACAGATTGAATGAAGATATATTGGTAATCTATTGTTTTCACATATACTAGTGAAATCCCTGCGGGAGCCCAAACTCACAGAGTTATTTTTATCTTGCTTTTTTTATTTAGGTAAGAGATAGGTTAATCAGAATTATCAATCTAGTATATATACCTACTTAAGCTATACTAAGTAGCTATCGCTATACTTTAATTGATATCTTGTCAGTCTTGCCCACATACCCATGCTGGGCTTTTTTTAACTCCATTTGATGGCAAACAATCAATAAACTTTGACTGATATCATTATTTAATATCTCGCCCATGTATATCCTATTTATGACATTTGACTTTACCTATAGAGTCATTTGATTAGCCATTATTGTATATAAATTTCTTGCCTATTTTATTTTGCGCTCCATTTCTATGTGGGCGCATTTTTTATTGAGGTAACTCAAAGACAAACGATAGCTTTCTCGTTATACTATTTCTACTCCTATAACAACAATCCTCTCCTCTGGTTCGATACCTTACTTTTCAGCCCATACCTCACATGGGCTTTTTTAATTTACACACTCAGTTCTAATGTAATCCTGCAACCCTTTAATTATTTGCTCTGATTCTGTAATTCGCTCTCTGAGTAACCAATAATTTCTGATAGCGGTGTCAGTAGGTCGGGCGGTGGTTGCATCATCCATGCTGGTGGCGGGATTGCTGGCGCTCTTTGGACACTCGGCTTTGATGTACACCCGTTCAGGATTACGCTCGCTAATATCACGCAACTGATCAATTTCTTTTTTTGCATTAGAAAGCTCCTGCTGATGATCACTATCGAGTTTATTTAACTTATCAATGCGCTCTTTATAATTGCTATTAATATTAATTTGCTCAGACAAATCCTTACTGAGTAATTCATTCTCGTTACTTAGCGTTTTTATTTTTGCATTTGATAAACTTAATGCCATTAATAAAGCACTTAAAAATATGAGAAAAAACCATGGGATATATTTACTCATAGCAATAACCAGGCATCTTCATAAACCTTATCTGCGTAAGGCTGATAGCCTAACTCAACACCCACGATTGCTTTTGCTAAAGAGATAGCAACCTGTTTTGATTCAGTATCTATCTTGTCATTAATACCAACACCAATCTCTTTTGATGCACGGATAATGTAGCCATTCGTGTTGTTCTCAACTGGCGGTGCATACTTATTAATGATTGCTGATACTGAGTTCAAACCATATTTACGTTGATAGGTTTGGGTTAATTTATAAATTGCTCGGATGCCGTATTCTGGCGACTCAAAGACACAGAATCGAGGGTTAGGCACTCCTGTTTCAATACCAACTAAACCTTTCCATTTATTACGGGGGTTATAGTCAATATTACCCGGATTGTTATTGCGCTCACCGCGAGCTATCTTTGCCATGTCTGACACCTCTGAATATTTGCATTATGTTTCCACGACTCAATAAGATGAGTACGCATAGTGATAAATTAATGCCGACTTCAAATGGATCAGCATGAGAATAATCATCTGTTAAGATCCGCAGTGGTACCGAACCCAATAGGATAATTAATACCCACGCAATAAATGACGCTCCGAATTTATATTGAGCACCATTACGTCGATAATTAATGAGTCGAATGACTGCGAGTAAACAAGAAAAGAAATTGATGTAAATCCAAAACATTGAGATGGTCATCTGCCACCTCCTCTGAATTTATCTATCAGATTATTAATAAATTTATTTATTCCGTCAGTCATTGCACCCGGCTTTGATATTGAGACTAAAACACCCACCAGCCCTGCTGACGAAAACATTGCCCCTACTGACTTATCAACATCACGACCACCGGTTATATCGCTGAGAATACCCGACATAAAATCAGCGCCATAAATACCAATAAGGAAAGCAACTGCAAAATAAGTCCAACGCTTTAATAGACGAATATCATGAGCAGATAAAACAAAAATAACTGCTCCCGCAAACGCCCCAATAACAACGCCAGCGTCCATACCAGCAAACAGACCTACAATTGAAACGCCCGCTAGCGATGCTGTTGTAGTGCCCGTTAACGGCTCATTCATGTGTGTAGTCCTGTTATTTGGTTAAAAAGGTGCAGACACACAGCTCTTGTGTGAAGTGATTAGTGTGTGATTGATACTGTGGTCTGCGTATTAGGAAAGGATAATTCTGGCGAAATTAACTCCACCCATGTGATTTAGTTTTTCATGCATAATGAGTTTATTGCAGAACATGTGTTGGTATATTTTACTGCCACAGCATTTAAACAACCCGCTACCATTAATTAGGTTGAGAAAAATATTAACATTGCAACCTGTTAGAATTACATCAATATAACCATCACTACGTTTCACATAATCATTATCTTCTGCAAGCTGAAATAATCTTTTAGCAGACTCATAAACATTCGCTTTTATTTTTGCTCTTTCAATAACTGCCTTTCTCCGCTCTTCGGCTATATACCGATCATTGATTGCTTTTAAATTATTAATCGTCATATCAGCCTCTAAACGAAACAATGTGAACCATCCGGAATTACCGGATAGTTGAGCTTGTAAGTAACTCTTACAAGTTCGTTTTTATTTCTTGCTCTGTTTGTTCAAAGCGCTCTTTCTCAAGCTCAACACCTAAAACCTTTCGATTAAGTTTTAATGCTGCTTTCAGAGTTGCGCCTGATCCCATAAAGAAATCAGCAACCAGATCTCCCTCACGACTGCTAGAACGAATAATGTGTTCCATCATGTCTGATGGTTTCTCGCAAGGGTGTTTACCGGGGTAATATTGAACAGGAGGATAAGTCCACACATCGGTGTAAGGAACATCTGCAGTCACAAAGAATGGTCGTCTCAATAAACCATATTCTTTTATTAACTCTTGGTAGTCTTTTTGTAAAGTGAGTTGTTCTCGTTCTAACTCACTAAAGTGACGAGATAACGGTGATAGTTTTTCTTGTTTATCAGCAATGCGTGTAAACAGTGCTTGTAACTTTTTATAATCTTCTTCGCTAGGTAATTGCCACTGACTATTACTGAACCAATGACTGCACATTTGCTTACCTGTTGTTTGGTCTATTTCTTTTGCACTCACCTGCAGTGATAAACGAGCATTTCTAAAATAATCAATCAGAGGCTTAAATACGTTCTGCTTTAGCTCTTTGCATTTTAAAGAAAATTCAGAACCTTTAGCCGTGACTGGCTTTTGATAATGTTCAGCAAAGAGAATTCGTTCTGTTGAAGGAAAAAAGGCACGGAGGCTTTCTTTATTTTGTCGTCGCCATGGTCCTGATTGTTTAGCCCAAATGATATGGCTTAATACATTAAATCGCCCACGAACAAGCAATTCAGTATCTGACGCAAGTTTAGATCCACAGAATAAATACAAACTGCCATTGGGTTTTAATACCCGCCAAAATTCAGCAAGAACACTATCAAGCCACGATAAATAAGCCTCAACACTATCCCACTGATTATCCCATGCACACGATTTCACTCTGAAATACGGTGGATCAGTCGCAATTAAATCAATGCTATTTTCGGGTAGTGTTTTCAATACAGAGAGTGCGTCGTCGTTAAATAGTTGCATCAGAAGTCCTTTTCTACGCAATAAAAAAGCCGATGACTGTTAAGCCACCAGCTTTATAAATTCTTTCTATTTTTTAGGCTGTACGCATATAGCTATTTCCTTGCTTTGCGACAAACCCCGCTATTTCAAACTGAGTTAATAGAAACTCACAATTTTCATTACTTAACCCAGTTTGATTTGAAATTACTTGTACTGTTTGCCAATCACTTTTTGAAATTGTTTCAAGTACACAACTTGCCTGCGTTGTCATATCATTCTGTTTTAACATGATATTTTATACCTTTGGTTAGTTATTGTGCATAACTACACATGTAACTCTGACCAAATAGAACAGCAAGTCTTATCTTCTTTTTAATAACAAAAAACCCCGCCAAGGCGAGGTTTGTTTAATTTAGTGTGGTTGAGTAATAAATATCCCACTATGAAAAGACTTTAATCCAAGTTCGGACAAAATACAACTTTTATCTGTATATAAAACCAGTTAATTAGTAACTTGACTAAATACGACTTCAGCATTGCTTTCTTCACTAAAACATTTACTAATTAATTGCTCATAAAATGGCTTCCAGTTTCTACGCCATGTTCTTTCATTAAGTTCTGGTAATAATTTACTAATAGCTTGATATGCAACAGAGGAAGGCATTCTTCTATATCCGCGACCAGTACAACGAGGACACTCTTTAAATACAGGTACACCCTGTAATTCGGTTTGCTCTTCGTCCAAGACTTGACCTCTCCCGTTACAACGACATCGATGCGTAATAATTCCTTTTCCTCCACACATTTGGCATTTATCACCAACCAGTTCATTTTTAATCACTGGCTCCGTAATCACTTCGCCATTCGATTTTATAATGCCCGGATATTTAATGACGTCTTTGTGGCTATAAATAAGCTTTTTACCTTTGCAGCTAGGGCATTCACACACCGAACCTGCTGAACGAGAATAATCTTCAAACGCCATCTTTGATAAAATAACCAAACAGTAACCTAGTTTATTACCTGCTGACTTAGCTACCAGCCGTGGCGTTACTTTTAATGCGTATTTTGTTAATTGTCCAACGGCGTTGGACTTATCCTCTTCGCTCACGTCATTCTTAGCAAAAAACGCAGACATACCAAATTTGGCGCGATGTTCCGTCATGCCAAGTGCTCCTGCGGTATCCATCCCCTTCATTCTGTCGGGATCTGTACAGTTTGACGTATCGGTGATCATCGGTGACTTTGGATAAAATTGTTTTAATGCTGACTCTAGTTTCATGCTAATACTCCTCGTGCCGTACACACGTTAAATAAATGCACCGATACCTAATGAACGGTTTAAAAAATGAAATAACAATTCGAGTTGATTACCGTGAGTGGCTTCCCATTGTTTTGGGTCACGGTGTAGCTCGTCATGATGAATGCGACACAATGGAATAGTGAATAAGTCGTGAGCCTTAGTACCCATACCGCCCATGCCATGACCTATGATGTGGTGCGGATCATCAGCCTGTTGCCCACACACGCAACACGGTTGAGTTTTCACCCATTGAAGCCAGTTGGTATTTTCCCAACGTTGCATTTTAGGTTTAAGAAGAAATGACGCTGGTGGCTCCGGATCGACAGATACTTTAATAACCGGCTTTATCGCATCTAAACGTTCATTCATTGCGGATAATGCGGTTACGTTGCTTGGGATAATGTCAGCTTCTGGAAAACCACCGTGAACTCTTCGTTCTTCTTGTTTATCTGACCAGTTTAAAATCTGGCGCAATACCGCTTCGGGTAATTCATCAACCAAGCTATGCATTACTGCAAATGAGAAAAAATCAGGTATCGTTAGCTGGTGGCCACTATCTAATCTCAACCGAAAACGAATAGTATCTAACATCCAATTAATACGATTTTTATGAGCTAATTCAGCAACCCACCCTGCAGATGAATGACGAATATGGTTATCATGATGCCAACAGGTGCGGATCACGCCTGCCTCCTGAAAGGTCGTCACTAACTCATGGTGATGATAATTATCTTCATCGTTATCAATCTGACAGCATTGAATATGACGGATAACCCACGTATCCATCGGTGATACTTTATCGATGGTGTGGATCACTTTTTTGTTATTGAGAAATTGGACGATGTGCTTATTGTTTAAAATAGGCTGTTCATCACCCGTTAATGCACCTGAGGGCAATACATCTAAACTTTTAGGCACATCACTGATAATTACACGATGGTGCTTCTTAAATTGCTCGAGTAATTCAGCACCCGGTTTAAGTAGTACAACACCTAGTTCTGGTTGAATGTAGGGTGTTAATAATAATTTCATTAGATGATATCCCCTACTTTATATTCAGCCCATAGCCCAGCGATCCACTTCACGCCTTTAGCGGTAAACCGTGATTGTGCAAATGAATGGTTATTGGTTTGGTTAGTGCCTGTCTTTATCTCAAAGCGACCAAGATCTACATGGGTTTGATAAGGCGTAAATGTATTATTCAAGCGATACATGATTTTCTTATCTATTAGAAAACAGCGAAAATCCGTTTCTTTCACCTGCAGTAATTTACACACTTGTCGAAATGTCATAGAGCCACTTGATAGAACATAATTATCAACAAACTGAGCCTTAGGTGTGGCAATCGCCAATTCACTTTCCAGCTTTTGTTTTTCTTCTGCTAAGTCTGCAGCTAATCGCAATGCCTCTGGTAATGTTTGAGGAATGAGAGGTTGCATTTTTGACTCTAATTCCTGCCAGCGATCGACAATTTTCGCTGTGAACTGAGGTGATAATCGAGCCACCAGCACTAAAGAGTCTCTTTTATTAAAACGATATTCAGTATATTGATTGCCGTTATGCTCAAAAGGGAACTCAGCCAATGGCTGGGTTAAAATTTGAGCAACAAAAAGCCTATCTGCAGAACGTTTAACATCTGAGTGATTGCTGCCCGTTAAACTAGCAATCTCTCTACTCGACATAGTTAATTCGCGATTCATTGCGGGTAATGCTGTAACTTCCATTGTTCTTTGCATCATGCTATTTCTCTCCACTTTTACTCGTGACCGTACATCACGTTATTAAATGAGCGGATAGTGATTTCTAATTTTCCACCCTTTACGACTTCCATTAACATCACATCCATATGCTTCACTTGCTGATCATCTTCCCAAACACCCGCATGTGTTAATGCATCAAACGGGGCTTTTAAAAAATTATCAATATCTCTGCGCTGTTTCGTTGGTGGATATAAGCGAACCAGGACAGAGACATTTTCTTTAATAGCTTTGGGTTTTCGTTTTAACTGCTCATATACAGAAGCAATGGTGTTAATTCGAAACTTACGCCCTTTTTCACTGATCAGCGTTCTACCTTTAATGTTTCTCCAATATGAGTTAACACTAGGTGGAAATGGCAACGTGAGCATGAGTTCAGGCATAAGTCCCCCACAACCCAATAGCCAGCATGAGAACAAACCAAAAGCCTATAAACAGCGCATATTTAGTTAGCATCGTTTACACTCCTTTTATCCCAAGCTTTCAGGGCTTCGTCCGCGTTATTAGCAATAGGGCCTCTTGCTCCACATTTCTGACAGCGAGTGAATGTATTGATCATCACTTGCATGACTTCTAGTTTTTTAGAGTTACAGAATGGACAGCTTTTATTGTTCATTAGTGATTACTCCTTACTGCTCTGACTAACGAATCGTAGGGCTCAGTTGGTAATTTACCCATGAGTGCAAAATTAGAAGTGGCGTGTTTTACCCATTTGATTGTGGGTAATGCGCGCTTTTTGGCTTTTTGTGTATTCAATTTTTCAAGATAAATAGATTCACCGGATTTACGCTGTTCAATGATTGCGTTGTAAATAATTCCCGCTTCCTCGGTTACTTTGTAACGTAATGGTCGATCTTCATTTCCAACTCGCACTAATGCAGATAAACCATTCAGGTGTGCTAATGCTCTCGATGAACTAGATAGAGCAATGCCTAAATCACGACTAACAATATGACGATCTATCCTGTCACCGACTTTGTACAATGCTAAAATTTGCTCTGTGATTTTCATGCAACACCTCTCGATACAAGCCATTTTGCTTGTTCAATAAATGTTTTGCCGATTTGCTCTAGCTCACTACGTTGAATGTAATCAATGGCTTTACCATTCCACGTTTTATCAAACACCACGATAGCACCAGCAAAAAATGCCCCTGTTGGTACTTGATTTTCATCTGCAGGAACAAACCATTGAGGAACGTCAAAACCAACACGACCGCGAATAAAACAAATATGGTCCGCTTCTTCACACCACCATGTTTCGCTTGTGGCCACTTTCAACAAGAAAACATAGCGCCCGCCTTTTTCACGCATCGCCAACGCATGATTCATAATGTGTCTAACACCAGTAACAGCTTGTTTTTCATGATATGAACTACGTGAATATGGTGGATTAGCAAAAGCTGCACCGCCAATTTCTTTCAGTTTTTCCGACCAGTCCTGAGTAAGCGCGTTATCTTCAACAGTGTAAAAATTTGGACATTTGCTGTTTTGTGCATCGGTAAAGAGATCTAGCGTGAAAGGTCCATAGAGCGAATTGATACCCCAATACAGATTTTCAGGTGTTCGCCATTGATCGCCAATTTCTTTTAATTTATGAGAAGATTGGCTTTTTAATTCCTGTAATTTCAGTGCGTAATCAATCATTGCTGAACCTCCTGTGCAACTTGCTCTGCAACTTGTTTCCAAATGCCACGCCATGCAGCTAAACCAGCAACTTCATTCATTCGCCCTAATCCACTCTTACGAGCTTGAATAGCTGATAATTCTTGAATTCTATTTTTAGGTTTCCAACCTGTGCCCCAAATGAGTCGAAATGTTTCATCACGCTCAACGGTATCAATAGCGACTTTTTCTTCGCCAGCCAAACGCAAGGTGACGTTATCCCACTGCTCTCTCAGTTTCTGAGGGCATTGAATATTCTTTTTCCAGAAATCATCTTGAGTAATACGCTTATAGAGCTGACAAATTTCTTTGTGTGAGCGCCCGTCAATCGTGCTCATTAAGCGAATATCATTAGCCCATTCCGTGAAATTAGGCTCTTTAGGTGCTTGAAGCTCCATATCTTCGAACACTTCACATTTGCGAGCGAATAACCACTGAGCACATTTTAAATCGTCAGCTGAACCCCATTTTTGGAAGTTAGCGCTGTAAATCACCGCTTCTGGATAACGAGTTAAAAAATCATTTTTCGGCTGGTCGCTGGATTCGTTAGAATTCTGCGACGAAAGGTCTTTAGTGATCTGTAAGTTTTTATCTGAGTTAAGATCTGTATAAAGATAGGATTCCTCACTTTCGACGTTTCCATGATTCTGCATTTCTGCGGTTTCCATTCCGCAGTTTCGACGTTCCGATTCCTCACTTTCGACGTTTCCATTCCTCACTTTCGACGTTTCAGAAATAGATGGGAAAATCATAGAGATAAGTTTATTGCCATCTATCTTGTAGTGAGTAACAGGGGTACCGTTAACCTTTTTTGTCTTAGTTTCAATCACACCAGGGAAATACTTTTTACGTAATTTATCAACGAGGCGTCGAGCTTGCTCTTCACCAGAAAGCCCGTGAATTTCTTCTGCCAGCTCTTCATGGCTTTTATAAAACCAGCCATCATCAGCACTTGATGAAACGCCAGACCAGAAGACAAGCTGATTTAAAATTGCAGACAAGGCGTGAGCTTGTTGATCACCTTTGAAAAAATCTAAATAGGGAACAGGAATAACAATGACGTTTTTCTGCCCCGACATAGCTTGTACAACATCAAAAATAGTCGTCATAGCAACGCCTCACTTAACTCTGGTGTATTTCTCTTTAAATCGTTGCAAGGGTTCACATTGCGGATCGTCACAACCATCAAGCATAAAAATGACTCGCTGTTTTTCTCTGTCATAACGAACAACATGAACAACGATACCCCTGTGATTTTTGTAGTAGCGATCAAGTTGGTTTGGGTTCTCATTGTTCATTGCCCACCCTTAAACCATGTTTTGAATTGAAATCATCTACAAGCCAACGCATAAATTGGTAGTTTGTTTCTTCATAGCCTTCTGGTACTTTAATTTCATAGACAAAACGACCATCACGCATTGAAGCTCGCACTTGCGTGCGACATGCTAAGTTTGATAATCTACTCATGCTAATTTCTCTTCACACAATTGAAATTTGCAAACCGAAGCCAGAGGCCGTACACCTTTGGCTTCACCCTTTCTGGATATAGCCATCTTTAATTTCTCTTTTGATGTAACGAAACAAACGCATTCATAAATGTGCGGATCTGCGAAATTAATCCATCCAACATCATTTTTATTTTTTGCTCTTCATCACCATCAATAACGCCATCAGCTAAGCTATCTTTCATCAATAACGCTAAACGCCCCTGCATTTCGTCAACACCACTACGCAGTACAAACAATTCCGTTTCGTCCAGTTCCGCAGGACTAATTCTGTCAACGAGTAAACGATTTGATTCACGAGCGACAAATTCAGCAAATAAAACGGTCTTAGAAATATCTTGCATCGCTAACAACTCGTTTAAATCAAATGAGCGACAACCGTTTTTCTCGTAAAGTTTGTTGTTGAATGATGTTAAAGACAGACCAAGCGCACCAGCCATTGCCTCGCGTCCACCAGCTGTCGCATCACACATTTCTTTCACTACCTGTTTTATTGATTGGTTACTCATTTCCTACCACCATTGATAAATTCTTGTAGTTAACTGCTTTAAACGGTTTTGTTATTTTTTAAATAAAGATCGGGGTTGTATTTAAGGACTCCCTTAGTTAACCGTTCTATTTTTAAAGCTTGTTTTTCAGGAACAATAGTCGACCACTGGCAAACAGCACTATGAGATACACCAAGCGCAATAGCTGTTTTTACTGTTCCCCCAAAATGTTCTAAAACTAAGTTTTTAAGCATTACACTCTCCATAAAGTAAGCATACTTACAATTTAATGTAGCAGGATACTAATGTCAATAAAATGTAAGATTGCTTATGTGTGATACGTGAATTTGAGGCTATTTATGGAAACAGTAGGAGAGAGAATAAAGCAACGTAGACGACAGTTAAAAATGACCCAAAAAGATATAGCTGAACGCGTTGGAATCTCAGCATCAGCGGTTACTCAATGGGAAAGTGACAACACTGGTTTATCTGCAGAAAGCTTATTAAAGCTATCATCTGTTTTGAGTTGCAATCCAAAATGGTTAATGTTTGGAGTAGGGCTTCCTGAGGATGATGTTGAAATAAAAACGTCTATTTACAAGCCCATACCAATCATTAGTTGGGTGCAGGCTGGAGAATGGACTGAGACGTACTGCGAGTCAGATCCTGGTAACTACAAGTACATTGATACTAATTTAAAACTGTCAGATAAAGCATTTGCTTTAATAGTTAAGGGGCAGTCTATGACTACCTACAATGGAGAGTTAAGCATCCCTGAAGGTGCTGTGGTTATAGTTGAGCCTGATTATGGATATCTCGATGATATAAATGGGAAAATAGTCATAGCACAACAAAAAGGTAGCGATGAAGCCACTATCAAAAAACTTATTATTGATGGGCCAAACAAATACTTAGCTCCTTTAAACCCTCAATTTAACCCTATTCAGATAAATGGTGACTGCGTTATAGCAGGTAAAGTTAAGCAAGTTATTATAAATCTAGACTAATTCCCTCCCCCTTCACAAAAAAAAGAAAGAAATGTAAGGTAACTTATATTTTTTTCTTGACTTAAAATGTAAGCTTACTAATATCTATACTAAATAGTTATTGAGAATACTTATGACAACTGAACCAACAATCATACCTACAGCCAATTTCACTGATGCAGATGTTGCAAACTGGATGAGAGAAAAATTGCAGTACATGAATTATCTAAATAATTTGCATGCTGAGCGTAGAAAGCTGGTGGATGAGCTAGCAAGACTAGATGCTGAAATAGCAGAGTACGCAATTAAAAGTGCTATTCAGATACAAAGTGAATGATTTTTATGTGTGAAGAGAACGTGTGAAGAGAAACAATGGCTGGCTGAGTCTTAAACCATTAACGGGGGTGTGGTGATAATGTTCTGCTCAGTCAGCCATTTTATCAAATCTAACAATAAGCAAGGGTGCTGGCATTACTTGTGAAATGTCTTATCAGGATTATGTCAACTCGCTAGTGCCCTTTCTTATTGTGTGAAGTGATAACGTGAGGTTATAGAAATGAGCCAAGAAGATCGTAAGACAAATGTTCCCGACTTTCTTTCCGAATTGGACGCTGGCGTTTTTGAAAATAAAGTCTCTGCTGTTTTAAATGATGTGGCTTTAGGCGTTTTAAATAATGGTGGAAAAGGCAAGGTCACTATTGAATTAGATATTGCTCGCCTTAGTAATTCAATGGAAGAAAAACGAGTTGAAATAACTCATAAACTTAAATTCTCTGCACCAACACCACGCGGAAAACGGGCTGAAGAAGATACCACCAAAACACCAATGTACGTAGGTAAAGGTGGTAAGTTGACCATCATGCAAGAAGACCAAGGTCAATTATTTTCTCTACAAGGTCAGCCCGACGGGAAATTAAAATCCGTTAATTAGTTTCCTTATTTTTAATTAAACCTATCCATTTAATTTAATGCTTTTAAATAAGTAGGAGTTTATTCATGTCTCAATTAGACGGTAATGCTATTTCGCAAATTCAAAATATGGCAGTGGCTTCATTAAGTCTCGATGCAATAGAGAAGTCATTATGCCCAGCGATTGTTCTTCCGAATGACTTTAAAGTAAGTAGTTTAGAAAATTTACAAGAAGGTCGTTTTCGCTTTCGTGGTGAAATGAAAACAACAAGTATTAGTGATTTTGTTAAATACTCAATCAAAAATGCAATTGATGAAGGTGTTAGCTGCTTTATTGATGCCGATGAAATGAGCGCCAAAACTATTTTCAATATTGGCACAATTGGCGAACCAGGTCATGCCGATAACACGGCTGTTGTTAAATTAAAACAAACCGCTCCATTCGCAGCACTATTAAAAATTGATGGTGTTAAACATCGTCAAAAAGAATTAGCGGAATGGTTAGAAGACTGGCGTGATTATTTAATGGCGTTCGATGCTGACGGTAATGTTCTAGATATCAAACAAGCTATTTCTGCTGTTCGCCGTATTACGATTGAATCAACACGCTCTGCTGAACATGAAGATCACGATTTTAGTGCCAAACGTTCAGTATTAGAAAATGTTGAAGCAAGAAGCAAAGATGTTATGCCTACTGCATTCCAGTTTACATGCAATCCGTATGACGAGTTAAAAGAACGTAGCGTTAAATTGCGTTATAGCGTGCTTACTGGCGGTGATGTTCCTGTTTTAGTGCTCCGTATTGTCCAACTTGAAAACCTTGAAGAGCAAATCGCTCAAGAGTTTCGCAGTCTGCTTTGTGATGAATTCGATGGAAGTGAAATCGAAACATTCATTGGCAAGTTTTCAGCTTAATTATTAATTAATCGCCATCTTATTGGTGGCGATTTTACTCAAATAGGAATAACTGAAAATGGCTAACGGATCAGTAAACAAAGTAATCCTCATTGGCAATTTAGGTCGTGATCCTGAAATTCGCTACCTGCCTTCTGGTGGTGCTGTTGCCAATTTGGCTGTGGCCACAAGTGAAAAATGGCGTGATAAACAAACGGGTGAAAACCGCGAAAAAACAGAATGGCATCGTGTTGTTTTGTTTGGAAAGCTTGCAGATATCGCCAGTGGCTATTTGTGTAAAGGCTCACAAGTTTATATCGAGGGCCAACTACAAACGCGCGAGTGGGATGATAACGGCGTTAAACGTTATACAACAGAAATTGCTGTAAAAGTTGGCGGTTCAATGCAGATGTTAGGCGGTGCTAGTAAATCAGTAGGTTCACAACCGGCACAGCAAAATCAGCCACCAGCTCAACCTCAAGCCAAAAGCAATCAGCCACCAATGGATTTTGACGATGATATTCCTTTTGCTCCGATTGGGCTTATGCATCCACGCCATTTAATTAATGTGCTTTAGGTGATGTTATGCCAGTAGAATAGTCGCATGGATGTGGGTATGATTTCCACTTTCATTAAGGAGGGGTTATGTCTAATAAAGGTGAGAGCTGTTTAACTTTTGTACTAACATGGTCATTTATAATTATATTATTCGTTACTGTATTCCTCTGTGGTTTTTCTTTTATCTATTACTCTGAAAAAATAAGTTTAGATAGTAAAGTATCATCTTTCTTTAGTTTTGTTTCTTCACTTGGTATTTTATCTACCATTGGTGTATATATTCATCAAAAAAATAGAGAAGATAGAATGCAAAAAAATAAAGATGATATAGTAAAAAGATATATCATCTTGGATATTAAAGGTCATTTAAAAACAATCTCAGATATAAAAAAATTCCTAGATAGTGAATATAGAACTCACTATGAAGAAATAGAATTAGATTATAATGATAACGTTGGATACATGTTAACGGCAAAAGATGATGACGGGGATTTGGTTTATTGCGATAGGATAAGAACAAACAACAGAGAATTTATAAAAGAAGCCATGAAATTAAGACATTTAACATCTGATAAAGTCATACAATTAACAGAAGAAATGAATTATATTTCTGATGATTTTGAAAAATCATTTCAAAGTTATATTTTGTCAACATTAAAATCAAACACACAACCTATAAAAATGAAACTGCTTTTTTTAGATGGTTTTTCAGTAAAATTTCAAGAGTTTATTGATGACGTTAATAAAATTAAAGATAAATTATAAAATATTTTAGTACTAGCGCGGTTTTTATACCTAATTTCAGAGGATATAATGAAGCCAATACTTGATATGTGTTGTGGCTCTCGTATGTTTTATTTTGATAAACAAGATGACCGTGTTTTATTTAATGACATTAGAGCTGAAGAACATATTTTATGTGACGGGAGAATTTTAAATATAACACCTGATGTGATTTCTTATTTTAAAAATCTTCCATTTCCTAATAATACATTTTATCAGGTGCTATTTGACCCTCCTCATTTAATTAGAGTTGGTAAAAATAGCTGGATGTTTAAAAAATACGGTTCGTTAAATAAAGACTCATGGAAAGAAGATTTAAAAAAAGGATTTGCTGAAGCATTTCGTGTGTTAAAGCCAAATGGAACCTTATTGTTTAAGTGGAATGAAACTCAAATACCAGTTAAACAAATATTAGTTTTAACTAATGAAAAACCAACTGCCGTTCAGCGTGTAGGGAAAAACGATAAAACACATTGGATGGCGTTCTATAAAGGAAATCAGTAAATAATTACCACCAGCATTAACTAATATCTATTTAAACTGTGTACGGACAGTGTGGAGAGAATAT